ATCTGCTTCAAATATTAAAGTATAATCATAATTTGTATCATCAATAGATTCCAAAGCTCCTCTATGTGCTAGATAACAACCATAGTGTCTACCCGTAATATATCCAATACCTGCTCCCGGATATAATTCACCCGGCTTATTATCTTTACTAACATTTTCAGGTCTTCTACAATTTTCAACAGGTGCTAATCCTTCGTATGGAGTATTTATCATTTGTACATAATCCATTCCGTATTTTGATAATTGCTTTAATGATTGAATACTTACTCTTTCTCTAGCATCATCAGGTCTTGTTAATAAATGCTTTATTTGTATTCTTGGTTTTTTCATTTTCCAAGTTCTAAATCCAATTTCACATTGATTATAAAAATATTCATCAACTGCTTTAGTAACACCAGGAAAGAAACTACCACCATAATCATCTCCAGAAATATATCCACCCGGTTTTACTTTATTATACCAAAGTTTTATATCTTCGTTTACATCCTCATAACTATGCCCACCATCTAACATTATATAATCAATGCTGTTATTTTGAAATTGGTTGGTAGCATTATGTGATGTATCTTTTATGATATCAAATGTTCCGTAGTTATCTGATATGATTGTGTTATCTATAAATTCATAAAATATATCTCCATCAAAAGACCCATTTACTATTGTATTATGCAACCCTTCATCTGCAGTTCCTTTAAATGTATCTATTGTTGTGAATTTTATATCCTTACCAGATTCTTTAATTTTAGTTGCCATATAATTTGTAGACTTACCAAACCAAGAACCCAACTCAACAAAAGTTTCACCACCTTTAGCATTCTTAACCATATCATCATACATAGTATCATAAACAAACCAACCCGGTATCTCATTGAATTCAGGTTGTAAAGTTTCTAATATAATTTTTTTAGTAACTTTTAAATCATCACCAATGTATGTAACCAATGGATTATTATCGTATGTATCTAAATAAGTTGGTAACTTTCTAAATATAGATGGTAGTCCGTATGATAGTGCTTCTTTAACTGATAACGGATTTAATTCAATTATAGAACTAAAGTAGAACATATCCGATGCTGCGTAAAAAGTATCAACATCATTTCTTTCTCCCCAAACAATACAATTATCAGGTTTGTATTTCATTATATCTCCCCAATAATGTTCAAAGTTTCCAGCTTGATTTCCTACAAAGTGAAATTTAATTTTGTATTTTTCTAATTGCCTTGCTATTGCAAATACTTCACCTTGATTTTTACCTGGTGCAAATAATCCAACATTAAGTACATGCTTCCAATCAGATTCAAATCCTAATTCTTTTTGTGCAGTTGCTTTATCAAACACATATTCTTCGATTGGATATTCCCATATATCAGTTTCAACACCAGTATCAATAAACTTTTGTCTACTCCATTCGGATACTAAAATATATCTATCGGGATGGTAAATTATTTCTTCAGGATTTGTTAAAGACCCATGTGTAGATGCTACAATAAAATATTTTCTTTTATCCGAAAATATTCTATCTAAAATATCAGTTGATAAATCATGTTGTGGAATCTCCTGAAAATGTATAATATCAGGTTTGAAAGTATTAATGATATCAATTATTTCTGCTCTGTTATCCCCTAATGTATGAACAGGAACTAATGCTTTAATTTTATTCTTTTGTACTACAAACGCAGTTCCACCGCTATTGTTTATTTCAACAACTTCTATTTGGTAATCATTGATAAATTGCTTTATCTGCTTGTAAGTGTATTGAGGTTGTCCGCCGGTAGAAAGGTGGGGACAAACATACAGTAATTTCTTTTTACTCATAGTTGTAACAAATATACGAAACTTTTTTTAAATTGCCAAATTTATTTTATTGACCATCATCAAATATAACAGTTCCCTCTTTTAAATCAATTTCTCCTTTAGGATATTTAGTTTCCAATCCCTTAAGAGTTTCATTTAAAGTAGTAGCTAACTTGTCATATTCAGCTTCAATTGTAGATACAAATTCTTGCATTCTTTTCTTTTCAGCCTCCAATTCTCTAAGTCTAATGTGAAATTCACCCAAAACATGTACTTGTTCTGCCGCTTTGTTTTGTAAAGAAGTTATACTTTCTAGAACTTCTTGCTCTAATTTTTCAGTTTTTTGTGCCATAATATTGTTTTATATATATAAATATATAGTTTTTACTTTTTGTTACAAATTTATTAAAGTGGTGGTTCTGGGAATATATATGGAATTGTTTTTGGAATATCTCTTAATTTTTGTCTATATACATTCCATTCCTCTTGCTTTTCAGCGGTTAGTGGATTATTTGGTAATTGTGTCCAATCGGATTCTTTAAGTAAATTGTTTCTATTACTCCTAGCTATTGATAGTTCTTTGACATCCAATTGTTCCTGTGTGAATGGATTATGAGTATGCACTCCATCTACTAATTTATATCTACCCGTAATAGCTTCTTTCCATTGCGCTTCTGTCAATTCTACATTTGGGGTTGGAATATTATCACCATGTATTTCTTTGGTATAAAATCCAGTATAGTCTTCCGTTTCATTAAATGTTGCGTAATAAATCATATATTTTTATTTTTTAATATCCAATTGCCGACCACCATCCACCTGTTCCATCAAATACTGCACTAAATCCGGCTGTTGTTAAACTACCAGCATGATTATATCCATTTGCTCCATTAGTAAGTCTGTTTGTTGTTACATGTACAGACGTACAAGCAGTAGGGAACGTTATTGGAAATACCACAGGTGTTGCTGTTGTAGTGTAGGCTTGGTATCCCCATTGTAATATAATTCCATTTGTTAATTTTGTATATCCGTTTGCACTTACTGAAGATGCATTATTAGTAAAATTATTAGCATACACATGTCCATATTGATTCGCATTTGTACCAATAGTACTTGTATCTGCCACATTTGGTAATATAGTATCTGTTTTAATATTTCCACCCAAAACTTTAAGTAAATCGGAAACTCCAACTCCAACTTCTTGTCTTGCCATTTTAACATATCTATTTTCATCCGATACTACTTGCATTCCACCTGCATTAATTTCAACAAAGTTTGTTGGTGCTTTTACTATAATAGAACTAGCAAATGATGGTGAAGTAACCCATGTATCAAATGTCCAAGGATAATAGGTAGTGGTATAAGAAAGTGGAGATGCTCCTATATCAGTTTGAACTCCTGAATATGCGTAATATAAAAATCTATATCTAAATTGTACTGGAGTTGCCTCACTTATATACATATTTATTGTCTGAGTATAACCACCCACACCACCATAACCCCCTGCGTTGATACTTTCAGGTACTTCTACCCAGTTTGTCATGCCAATTGGATTGTGAGATATTATACCATTTGAAATATAGTTATTTACATCAGGTACAGAGAATGTATATACCATTTCATCGCCCTCAATTATTTCTACATCATCTACAATTACTAATTTAATAGTATTACCATCTCTTATATTTATTTTACTAACACCCGATATTAAATCTTTAGCTTTGATTTGTTCGTTACCATCTAACCAAAATCCATGCGAATCTGATACTTTTACTTCATTACCGCCAGCAGAAACTTTGAATACTTTATCAATAGTTCTACTTCTTACATTTTCTACTTTATATGTGCTAAACGAATCACTCCAATTCCATGCAGTGATATTTTGTCCACTAATAATATCTCTAGCATAAACTTCGTTTCCAAATTCATCTATAATTAATGTATCGCCTGTAACAGAAAGATATCCAGAATATCCAATCCAATAGCCAGCTACATTTTTTGCCCCAACGGAAGTAGAACTTCCAATAAGGTGACTACCAACTACACTATTATCACTAACTTTTACGGCTTCTATATATAAATAAGCAGCTGCTTGTTGTGCATTAGAATATCCGGTATGTATGTATCCATCGTAAGGTGCTTCAAAGTCTGGTTGAGTTGAAGTATGTGATATTGTATCAGGTCCGGTTTCTACTGCAAAACTAGGAGTAACAATAGTTAGTTGATAATCACCTGCGTCAGCTGGTGTAAATGTACCATTTGATGAAGAACCACCAGTCGATGTTTTTGTTGAATAACTAGTTACATATACGGGCGACCCATCACCTGCATTTGTTGTTATTGATGGATTTGCTGGCGAATATGAACCTGTGAAATTTACAGTGTTTGAACCGCCGCCAGAATCCGATAATACTTTTAGTGGGGATATACTTACCTTTTTACTTCTACCTTCACCACTTCCAGTATAAAATTGTATTTCAGGAATATTTGGGTCAAATATTAATTGAGAATCATTATCTCTTAATGCTCTTGTAGTTTCATCAATAACCCAATCTCCAATTTGTCCATCCGTTGCATTTATTGAACCAGTAATTTGGAAATCAATTCCATCAAATTTTATTTGATTACCTACGGGATTTCCGAATCTAACTATTCCAGTTCTATCCATATAAAACCCACTACCAGATGTAAAAGAATATGCATCAACAGAACGTATTACACCAATACCACCAACATCACTACCCATAACTAATCCTCTTGTTATTGTAGCTTCTTGTGCTAATAATATATCAGTTGCTACCGAACTAAATGTTGCTCCAAATGTTTGCCAATATGTACCAGCGGTTGAACCTGCTGGTGCAGTTTGCCCCACTCCGGGTCTTGAATCAGAGCCAGTTGGTATATATGTTAATTTAGATAGATAGTATGCTCCATCAATACCTTGTACAACATCTTTTCTAACAGCACTACTACTATATGCCGTTCCTATTGTGAATGGACCTCTATATACTACACCAGCTCCAGTATCACCTTTATCAATATATGTACTCCAAGGACCAGAGCCAGGATATCCAGTTGTACTATTTGTATTATTAGTTGAAAAGTGAGATGTTGCAGATGTACATATCCAAGATTTTCCATCATAACTAACTACATCATTATTATAGTAAGTAATACCGAATGCCCAAACTCCTTTTAATGTTGGCTCATTTACTCCAGCATCTGTTTGCTTAATAGCCCCTTTAATAGTCAATACACTACCATCCCAATATAATCCAGATGTTGATGCAGTTCCTTCATTTACAATTGAAAATCTACCAGTTGTACCAAAAGAACCATTTTCATATATTCCCATATAGATACCACTCTGACCATATCCAATGATAGCTGGGTTGTTTGGAGAATATCCTCCTCCAGCCGTTCCATATGTTCCACTTTGTCCTACTGCAATATATGGGTCGGTTCTACCACCAGCTATAATTACATTTACAAATTCAGATGTATCGGCGTAAGTACCAACGTTTAATGTATTCTTAACATATGATTCATCAAATATTGCAATCTTTGCAGATACAAAAAATTCTTGGTCTCCCAAAAGTTGCCACCAATCATTATTACCACCTGCGGTTGGTGCATGAGCTCCAGTTGCCAATCCAGGTCCACTACCACTAACAGCTGCATAATAAGTTACTGTACCACCAGGCACCGTTGTTGGGTCTGGATATATTACTGCATCTCTACGATAGTTTGTTGTCTCTACACTACCAATATAGTTAATTGTATTTTTATAAACCCCTCTCATTACTATACCAGGTCCAGTGTTTCCTTCGTATTGAACTGCTATTGATTCTGTTTTATAATACACTGCCCTGCCATCCTCTACATCTACTTTAAAAACTATATTTGCGGTAGGGTATAAATTAGGACTTGTATATCCTGATAGGTCTCCAAGAACTGCCACATTTGAAACAGTTGGTACAGTACTTCCAGATACAAGACTACCAGCTAAAGCCAACCAACCAGATTTACTATCTATTGTAACTTTATACTGTCCCAGCGAACCTATATAAGTTCCATCATTATCATATGTTTGATTACTAAATGATGATACATGTTGTAATGCGGTTGTACCTTTACTTGCTAATATACTTGTACCAGTTCCCGTTGTTGTAGTTGCACCAGATACTTTATATACAATAGATGTATTTTCATTTGTTAAAGTTACAGTATAACCATCACCACCAGCCTTAACACCAGCTATTGTAATTTCGGCAGTTGCTGCAACAGGTAATGTGGCAGAACCATCTCTTAATTCAACTTTATATACAGACTTAGCATTAGCAATAGGAAGATATGATGAATTTAAATTTTTTGTAGTGCCGGTAAGCGGTGCACCTAATGAAATTCCATCTTTAAAAAATTGATAGTATGCCGAACCAGTTACTCCAAATGATTTTGCTGTTAATGTAATAGTACCGGGATCAGGATTTGAAGAATCTCCATCAAAACTTATTACTAAAGAATTTGCTGTTAGAGTTACACTCCTTGCGGTTTGTCCATCTTTTGTTCTTGTAAAATACTGAGAACCACTAACTGCAATTGAACCAGTTCTATGACCAGGTAAAAGTGAATATGGATATACATCAAAATTATATTGAATACTAGCACTATTAGAATTCATAGCACTATATCCACTTACAATTAAATTTGTTGTATCCGATGGGTCTGCTGTTAATGTGGATACACTAATATTTGTTTGCGTAACCGATGATGTTCTAAAAGTACCAGGTTGTTGAGTATTTGTATATACTAAATAATCAGTTCCTTCTTTTAATTTGATTATTGTATTTGCTTGATTATAATCTTTAACAATACCAATTTGGTCTGCTCCTAAATTAACATTTGCAGGATTTATTATTACCTGAATTGGTGGCGCTCCGTCTACAGCCTTTGTAAATTGCTGTACAACACTTGCCGTATAAATTGATGATGTGTAATAAGGATGTATGATTAGTGGATATGTAATACTACCACTTAATTGAACAAAATTAGATGCTGCACTAGCACTTAAAGATGATGTATATGATGGATTAAAGTAAACACTACCAGAATTTATGTTTATTGATGTTATTTGGTTTTGAGCTATATGGAATGTACCGTCGTTTCCTTTACCAGGATTTCCAGCACTAGCTGTAAACAATAGATACCTAGACCCCTGCTTTAATTTAATATCCGTAATGGATGGCTTATAATCTAATACAGTTCCTTTTGAATTTGCATTTAATATTACATTGGAAGGGGTTACTTCAAATATTATAGTTTCATCTCCAGGCTTACCACTTTGTACAATAGTAAATGTTTTATCTATATTTGCAGTTGCATTAGTATATGGTTCAGTATATGTAAATGTTAATGTTAAATTTTTACTTTGTTTATTATTAGCTCCTATATACGAACCGATTGCCCCAGCATTAACAACATTTTTTTTCTCATCAATAGCTGTTACTGATATCGTACTATCCACACTTTGAGTAGTATAATATATCCAATACTCAGGCTCATACCAATCATTAATTGACATAGATGGAAATACTTGGAAAGATGCAGTTACTGTTTGGGTATTCGAACCCCTTATATAGAATGATGCAGTTGCTGATGCTGATGGTGGTGCAAACAATAGACTATTTCTAAAATCAATATTAAATGTATCTGCATTAAATTTAACTATACCACTATCCAATCCATCTTGCAAATCTTCTAATATTTGAGATGCTAAAACAGAACCAGATGTATTATATGCCCAATCGTATGCTGCTGATGCAGAATCAATCATATATACCGTTATTCTTTTATTGATAGAATCACGATTAAATACGGCATTAAAGTTTAATTCCTTACTACCCAATTCACCAACACTTAATCCTTGTACAAACCCGCTACTATTTGCTTTCTCTAAATTAATAAATTTTTGATAAGGTTGTGAACCGCTCAGTACATGCAGTTGAATTAAATTCCATTTTTTATCAGGTCTTGATGCTGCACTTAATTCTATATCATTTATACCATCGATTCTAATTGCTTGTACTTCTAAACTTTGAGTACTACTGTTTCTAATTTGTGTTCCTCTATAAGGTCTAATCAAATGATTCACACCACCAAATCCGTCTAATATTCTAACATAGGTAACTGTATCTGAATAACCTTCAGTTGTTCCTGTAATTTTAATAAGTTGGACTGTTTTATCTGGATTAGAACCTGTAAAATGATTTACTGTCATAGATGGATTATCTATATCAGATGCCGAACCTGAGTCAAACAAATCCAATAAACCAGGCATTCCTTCAGCAGTAAGATAATCTAATCCAGATAATAAATTACCATTAAAATCAAAAGATTGAGATGTATAAGTTATAGAACCGGTAATTAAAAACTTTTCTACATTAAATGATTGTGTAGTTGGTGGTACTGGTTTTGATGCAGAATCAAATGTAAATGTTAAAATTTTTGGATTAAAGAAAATACCCTTTTTAATTGCTTGTAAATTACCACCAGTAAAAAGTTTTTGAGTTTCAACTTTTACAGGTATGTAGTTATTATTTATATCATAAAATTCAAAACGATAATCAAAAGTTTCTGCTGTTAATGTTCTTGGTACTGATTGTATAAATGTTATTTCATCAGGAGAAAATGATGTTTCTTGTGCAGCAACTAAACTTACATTTGCTATATACCAATTATTTCCTCTTACTTCAAAATAAAGTTTTGCATTATCTATTTGTTGTACTTTTATATTATTGGTAGATGTGGTTTTTTCTAACACAATCGGGTCAGCATATATTTTTGCAAAATCTTGCTCAATTTGTATTGTTTTTGTTACTCCATTTGTTGTTACTTGTTTTGAACCACTTAAAAATGCTCTTAAATAACTTGTATCATCTATTCCGTTTTTTCTAATATTAAAACTTAAAGCATATTCCTTACCTTCACTTAAAGTAAATGTATCCTTTGTACTAAAATATTTAGGTACAGAACCAGCATCTAATTCTACGGAAGCGTATAAATAATCTTGATTGAATGTTGTAGTTAATCCAGCCGATGCATCCCAATACTCAGTTATAATTGGTTCTGTAAATATACCATAATTTTCTTGGTTTTTTGTTTCTACAGTATAATCTACTAATAGTTCATTTGATTCCAATAAAACCTCTTGAGTAAATTCGTAATTTCCTACATCTGATTGAGATTTTCTAAATATCCTAACTCTAGCTACATCACCTGTAAATGTCGTTAATTCTCTTATATCTATTTTTGCAAATGAACCAGTTAGTGCACTTGCTATATTAATAATATTTTTAGTATCAATAAAAGATGCGGTAAATGGTGCACCATTAGCTTGTTGAGTAAATCCAATTAAATCATTAATACCATCACCATCATAATCATAAGGTACAGGGTTTTTTGGAAAAAGCAATGGAAGTGGATATACAAGAGGATTTCCAAATTTATTATTTATCGTAAATGGTTGGGTTACTAATATTTCAGTAGAGTTTAATACTTCTACTACAGTGGGTGAATAACTATTTACAGCAGCGTATGTTGGGTCAGTGTATGGAAGATTAAAGTTTTTAATATCATCATAAACTTGATGACTAAAATTTAATTTTGTACCTACCATAGAACCTGTAAAAAATACAGAAGGGTTATATCCATCATTTTCAGCCGTTAGTTTATAGTATGTTGGTAATGTCCAATCTTTTAAATACGTCTCTAATGGTGGTGCTATTGCAGTTCCTTTAACAAACCCATTTAATACAGTTGGTTGTAAAATTGTTGTAAATAAAGGTTTAACAATTTCAGTAATAGTAATGGTAGGTCTTTTATAAAATCTTACTTTTTCTTCATTTGAAAGTAATTTGTTTACTTTAAAATCTCTCTGCCATTTTACATTATAAATACCTTTCCATTCATCGGGTATATCTTTTAGCTGAACCCCATCATAGTATTGTTTCAATTCTCCCAATATAGTAATATCAGCTGTTCCTATTGGAGTGTCCTCATAAACATAAACTGCTATAACTTTAGAATTACCTTCATAGTATTCAGGTATACCATTACCTGGTTCAAAATAAATTGGATTTCCTTCAACATCTAAAATTTCAATCTTAATTTCCGTAGACTCCAAAAGTTGAGGAGAACCTTCAATTAAAAATCCATTTTTACCGCCAGTAAAAGTATCTTTAAACTCTGTAATTTTAAAGTATCTTGAATTGGGTGCCGTATCTACTAAAAAAGTTTCATAGTATTTTAAATGCGGGTCAATCGTTGGGGAGTATTTTTTAATTCTTGCCATGTGGATTTCTATTATTCTATTATAAATATTCTAATAATTATTTATCTTTATAATTATATATAGAAAACTAAAGAAAACTAAAGAAACGTTATGAAAAAATACGCAATGATACAAATAGATGCTGAAATACATCAAGCATTAAAGGAATTTTGTAAAGAGAAAGGATATAAGATAAATGGGTTAGTAGAAACGCTTATAAAAGAAAAGGTGCAGTCTTTGAATAAGACCGCACCTAAAAATGTATTACCGGTTGTTAGAAGTTAATCTTACTAAAACCATCTATTTTTTTAATTTCAATAAGTCCATCCACAATATCTCTCATTTGTTCTAAGTGAGAAATAACCCAAATGAAATCGAATTGAGTTTTAAGATATTGCATCATCATAAATAGAGATGATAGGTTATCTGCATCCAATGTACCAAACCCTTCATCGATTACTAAGAAGTTAGGTCTAGGCAGGTTGCATATGTTAATTAGAGCCACTCTAATCGCTAATCCCGATATGAACTTCTCCATACCACTACACATCTCTAAAGCCCATTCCTGGTCTTCATAAACTATTCTAGCGTTAATGTTCTTTCCATCGGTATCCATTGATATTGAGAAGTCTACTACCTGCCCTAATATATTATTCACTTCGTTTTCAATTGCTGGAAGTGCTTTAGATATTAACTCATATGGTACACCATCTTTCTTAACTGCATCTAAGTAGAATGTGTATAATTGGTTTTTACTTTCCAATTCTTTCACTTCCTCCATCTTAGCTACCATATTATCAATGTAGGTTTTTGTTGCACCTACCTCTGACATTAATTTTAGCATCTTTTTATTGACATTAGATATTTGAGTTTCAATACCTTGCTTTTCCTCTTTAATATTTTCAATTTGATTTACTAAAGAAGTATTGTTTGTAATTGTTTCTACATTATCATTATATCTTTTAATATCAGCCTTTGCTGTTTCTAATTGATGTTGTAATAATTCAATTCTTGATTCTGCGGTTTTACCATCGGCTTCTAATCTTTCTCTTAATGCAATTAATCTAATATTTTCATCAGTCCATTTTTTCCATTGACGGAATTGTTCTTCAACTCCAGCTAATTCACCTAATTGATTTATAAGAGCACCATGTAAAATGTTTAGGGTTTCCAATTGATTACCTTGCTCTCCTAATTTAGTTTCGGTTTCCCTTGCATCCTTTACGAATACATTGTTCATACAAAAGTTACAATTAGGGTCATACTCATGCTCTGCTAAATGTGATAACTTCTCTTTATTATGTTCAATAGCACTTTCTAATAATTCAATCTGATGTAAGGTATCTTTGATTTGTCCTTTAACTAAATTCAATTGTATTTGAGCATCACCAATATCAGTTCCGTTTATAGTAACTTTGGAATCAATCATTTCTTTAGCTTCCCTTACTAACTCTTTAGCTTCCGTATGCTTTTCAACTAATTTGGATTTAGTATCACCCCAAGTTGTTAAATCACCTTCAATCGTTTTAAGTTTTGAGTTTAGGGTATCAATGTTTAAATTACCTTGAATTGGAACTATTTGTTGAGATAGGTTTATTATTTGTTCATCCAACTCACCTTTTCTCTTTTCTAATTCTAACTTCTCTGCATCTAAACTATCATATTCCTCTCTCTTTGAATTCAAGTCGTTTTCTTTTTGGGCTAATTCCGAAGTGAAGTCGGTCTTTCTGAAATTTCTGATAAGTGCATTTACATCTTTGATATCATTGGTAGCAGTATCATACAACTTATCAAATATGTCCAAGCCCATAAACTGAGCCATCAAGTCTTTCCTTTCGGATTGTGATTTATCAATGAATAGGGCGTTGTTAGCTTGTAGTGAAAGGGCCGTCATAATGAAATCCTCATATCTTCCTACATAGGTTTCAATAACTTGGTTTGTATCTCTACGTTCCGTTCCATTAAGTGATTCTCTACCACTATCTCCCTCTCTCCAAAAATCAACATCTACCTTTACGTTCTTTCCCTTATTGATAATTCTACCTTCTCTACGAATACCATAAACAACTCCATCAACGGAGAATTCTAATTGGCAATGGAAATCTGATTTACGATTGTTCATAATAGCAGATGCTTTGTAAGCCCTACTACACTTATCAAATAAACAAAATGAGATTGCATCAAATAGAGATGATTTACCTTGTGCATTTGGTGCGAATAATCCCATCAATCCGTTTATCTTATCAAAGTTAATAACATTCTTCTCTCCGTATGAGAACATATTACTGAAATCAAACTTAATTGGTTTCCAGCTTATGTTTCTTTGTAGTTCTGATGGTTGTATTCTACTATTAATGTCACGATTTATTTTTTCTATTCCAGCTAAGTCCTCTTTCGTTACGAATGGCATCATACGTTCAATATACTCACCGATTAAAGAATTTTGATGGTTTATATCAGCTATGCTGTCTACTTCTAACCTTGCTTCTCTATCGTTGGTTTTCTTCTTATTAAATGTATCCGTTCTAATGATTGTAAAGTCCTCCACACCATACTTTGCCGTAATATCAGCCATCATTCTCTTTGTATCTGCGGTATCCGTATTAGTTATTCTCACTCTTAAACGAGGGTATAACGGCATATCAGTTACATCCGGCACAATACCACCATCAACATCTAAAGTGTAGTATCCGTAATCGTTTTGGATATCAACTTCCTCATAGGTCATTGTATCTAAATCCCAAACTAAGAATCCGTGCTTGTCTAATGTTTCACCGAAGTTTTGTTGTACCAAAGAACCGGCATATACCACCTTACATCCGCTTGGTGATATCATCTCTTGTCTTTTGTGAATATCTCCTAATAAGGCTAAATCATATCCATCAAATATTTCAGTTGTGAAGTGTCTACTACTAACTACATACCCTATATCGGTTGTAGAGTTATCAACAGGTCCGTGAAATAGTGCAATCTTCTTATTACCAAATAGAGTGTTAGCTTTTGGCCAATTATCTTTGTTATCAAATATACTGAATACTGCAAAATCAACATCTCCTATTCCGTAAACTTGCGTATCCTTTAAATACGTTAGGTTTGGTAACTTCAATGCATCAACGATTGGAGTAAGTACATCTAACCTGTCCGAATTATTCATATTACAATCGTGATTACCAGCGATTACAATAGTAGGACATAGTTTGTTACATTCGGTAAACAACCAGCTAATCTCACTTACCAATTCAGGACTCATTTCCAATTTAGCATGAGCGATATCTCCAGCTAAGTAGATAATAGAATCTTCCGTTCCTCTCTTTTTGATTTCTTCAAACATTGAGTAGAATACTTCTCTAAACTCTTTGTGTCTTTTTATGTTACGGATGTGTATATCCGCAATGTGATAAATTCTCTTTAACCTCATATATTATTTAGTTTGGATAGAACTAAGTCATCCCATCCAGTTTGTGTTGCTCCTTTTAATAATTCTCTAACTGCTTTGAATCCCATATCTCCTGCATCCTTTCCTTTTGGTATAATATTCTTTACATTAATACCATTCTTTATAAAATAATCAGTATGCTTTGTGGAATCCGCAATAGCATCTGAATCTAATAGTATTGTTATATCCTTAACTCCTTTCTCTATAATCTTATTCTTTAATTTATTCAATAAGAATTTACCAAGTAAAGGAATACAATTTCGTTTAACTGAAAATGAATCAAACACACCTTCTACTAAAGTAATAGGTTCATTCCAATTGATTTGATTTTCAAACACAATAACATCTCTATTAACCGGCGGATTCTTATACTTCATTCGTTCTTCTTTGTAATATGAACGAGCTACAAAGTAATTTAAGTCACCATTCTCATCATACGAAGGTACAATGATTCTGCCAAAGTATAATCCATCAGAACAATATCCGATGTTATATTTAACGATATCAGCTTGGGTAATTCCTCTTTCTTTAAGGTAGTTAATAGCTTGATTGTATTCGGGTTGGAATCCTTTTGGCTTAAAGTGTAATTGTTTAAATTCTGATGGTAATTGTAACTTAGCTACATACTCATCTTTCTCAACTAATGTATAATCATCCTCACCATAGATATCTTTCAATCTATTTAGGTCTCTTATATCTACATTCAGTTTGCGAAGGAGGGATTGGATACTCCTACCTTTAGAATCACATACCCAGCAGTGCCATCTTTGAGTATCTAAGTTTACTTGTAGTTTCTTTTTGTGGTGATTGCAAAATGGACAGTGATGGGCCTGTTCGTTTCCCTTTAAGGATGAACCTACACCCAATGCGGTGTCTAAAATGTTAATGACTGTTAGTTTGTTCTTCCCAGATACCATTATTAGTATATTCTATACAAATATACAACTTTTTTGGGAATTTACCAAATTAATGGTTGGAATTCTTTACATCGTAAAGGAAATCAGCTAAAAACTGCAGCTTTGCTACAATCGGAGCTTTTGGTTGGTTTGCTTCCAACATTCCTTTAAGGTCTACTATTGATGCAGCTGCTATTTGAAGTGCATCATCTTTTGCGTTTAAATAAGCTTCGGAAATTCCGTACTTTTTTGCGATTTCAGGTATTGTCATAACTATTGATTTATTATATCCCTACGGAAGAACTTTCCCATAAGGTTTTCGTTTATTGCTTGGTCGTTGGCAAGGACATCGTAATGAAACTGCCATTTTATTTCGTAATATGATAAAGATTTCTTCGAAAAGCAGAATTGGATTATTTCTCTTTCAAAATATTCAGCGTTTCCAGCTTTTACTTCAGATTTAATCCATTCGTTTGATGAATAGTATTTTTCCCAATCAGATGCTTTCTTTACAACCCTTTTACGAGTCTTTCCTTTAAGGGGTTTCAATCTGCGGGTTTGAGATAGGGATTTCTTTCCTATATAAAATCTACCAGTTCTGGTATCAATCATTTTATAGACAAATCCAACCGCGCCGTCAGGTGTGGTTTCTTCTGTAACAATATTTCCATTAAATTTCCAGCTCACTTATTTGTTTTTTATAGAGGTAGAATATACTTTTTTATTATCATATCCACCTGTACCTTGTCCTAATGCACCTTTTCTTGGTTTAGAAAGGTCAGACTTCATTAAATCTTTAGAACCATCAAATGGAAGCTCTACACCTATTGGTGTTTTATCTTTACCCTTTACATCTATTTTTGCAGTCTTTGGAGTGCTCTTTGTGTATAAATCAACTAATGACATATCTTAAATTGTTTTCTATGTATAAATATAACGTTATGTATCAAAACGAATAATAAAGTTTACTGGGTAGTCTGGTAATGATTTTATTGGTTTTGGCAATTTGGCCACCGCAACCATATTTAATTCATTATCATATAACCCAATTGTTGTAATATATGGTGCTAAGAATGAACCAGTAGGGTCTAAAGAACTACTTTCTATATAATCATCAAAACTAAATCTTTTAGTATTATCTAACGATGAGGTAAATGGTCTATTTGTGTTTGCAATATATCTAATACCATCAACGTGAATAGTTTTATTATAAGTTTCAGTTAAAGAATTATCATTCGGGTCATTAATTACCGCAACATAATTATATCCACCATCCTCATGATATGAAGATGGATTTGTTGATACATTAAATTCATTTTCTAATACAGATATAAATATTTCATTCTCATATATAGTTTTACTTGAACGGAAATCCAATGAATAACTAACAAAGGTAGAACCACTAACAATATCTTTAGTAAGTACAATTAATCCTCTATCATAGAAAATATTACCATATACATTAGGAATAGTTTTACCATTTACTGTAATATATCCATCTATTAAATTAGAATAACCATCATCTGTATATACTTCGCCAGTGCCATTTGGGTCATTTGTTAAAACAACAGAACCCGGCTTTATTCCCTCCCCATATTTTTGTTGAGGTATTGATATTACCGCAATAGTATTATTTATAACTCTCTCATATGTTGATGCATATGATATTCTATTACCAACCTCTGAAAAAATAGATGCGGTTGCTGGATTTTTATAAAATTGTGCCGCTACTGAATTATATAATAATTTTTCATATACCTTACAATTATCAACCATAGTATATTTATCCGTATCAGCATTAAAAGCTTCATTTGTTATTTTAGTACCATATACCACAGGCGTATCATCTTGCGATGTACCTAGCCACTCTTTGTAAACTTTAAAAGGTCTAACAATAATATCCGATTTTGGTATTTCCTTTAACATATCTATAAATATTCATTTAACAAAAAACCCCCAATGAGGGGGTTTCTTAATTTATATTAGTTTAAATTAGAATGATAATTTAACTTTAATAAGAATTTCCTTATCAAATGATTTAGGAATTGGTTGAGATGTTTTAGCTACTGCAACTAATTCGTTTGAATCATTATAAAGACCTACAGTTGTTACATATGTATAAGGGTCAGTATTAAATGAACTTTCTACAAATGTACCATCTCCAAGTACATAAGTTGGATTGTTAGAATAGTTAAATTCTCTATTTGTTGCTCTTACAAAGAAATGTTGTGTTGATACATTTTCAGTTCTTCTAGCCATAAATCCACCTTCATCAACAGAGTTATCATATCCACCACTTATTGCGTATAATAATCTTTTGTGATTATATTGTTCAGCTGCTGTTGATGCAGAACCACTAAGGTTTCCTAAAGAAGTACCACCAGTAGTTCTAACAGTACCAATCATAGAACCAACTGCTTTTGGATTTAAAATTATAATACCTCTATCAGGATAGAATTTACCGAATCCTAACCCAGTTGTTGCATCAGTTGTTGCATTTACTGTTGCTAAATTTTCAGTACCTAAATTTAATGAACCACTTACAATATTAAATACTCTACCAGCTTTACCAGCCGTATCAGAGAATTTTTTATCACTATCATCGATAAAATGAAATAATCCATTAGAACCACTTAATGCTAATTGCCAGTTACCCGGATCCATTGATTCTCTAAAACGTCCTCTATCAACATTAATTACATAAATATCGTTAGAGTCTGTTGTAGTTCCTACACTATTATTAAATGAGAATTTTGTTTCTCCAAATTCCAATAACATTGATTTGTATTGGAAATATGTTCCTTTAGTTGCTACCAAAGTATCTTCATTTGAATAATCTCTAGAACCACTACCATGATAATGTCCATATGCTACTGCAAATTGAACTTCAGCGGATGAACTTACTTGAGGATTGCCCTTATATACATTTAAATAATATTGCGTACTTAATACAGTGGCATCCCAATTATCATCTTGTGCAGATGCTGTAAAGAATGTTGTCAATACTCCGCTATCACCACTCCACAATCCAGTTGTTACAACTTCTATTTTTGCTTTTACTTGGTCAAAATCACCAAATCTTTTAAATACACCAGTAGTTACTCCACCGTTTGAACTTGCAATTTGCTGTCCAGCAGGAAGTGCGCTATTAAGTAAAGATACGATTTGATTTGTGTCAACCTGTCCAGAATTAGCTAATGCAGCTATTTGGGAGGTTATATTTAAGTCATTAATTAGTGCCATTTTTTATATCTATTTATTTTATGCTGTTGCTTTATACGTTATAGTTACCGGTATCGAAACAGAACCACCAGTCTCATTACCATAAACAGTTATTGTTGTTGCAACATCCGTTGTTAATCTTGGATTAGGTGTGAATGTAAATTTCTTTCCAGTTACTACCTGTGCCGTAGATGTTACATCCTCTCCTAAGAATACAGGTATTGTTGTACCACCAGTTGTAGCTTCTGTTACTTGTATAGTACCAGCTCTTTGGTCTGCTAATACTGCCGTATATCCAGCTGAATTGTTTGCAACTGGATTGGTATTTGGATTAAACGCTGTTGCTCCATCGCTTTGATACGATGTGATTGAATTTGTACCTATATTTACCGTTGGTATTCTTGTAGCACCTTTTGGTAAAGTTAATATCTTATATCTTAATACTTGCGTTTCATCAGGAGATGCCTGAGTGATTGGAAGTGCTAAAATAGCTGAATCAGCTGATTGGTTACCCTTTGGGTGAGCTGGTTCATATAGTTGGTAATCAATCTCATCATCACCTAAAGCGAACTTTGTAATGTTTAAAGATTGTCCTTGTGCTAATTTTTGTCTACCTTTTTTGGTAAGAATAGCATCTACAGTAATTGTTGAATTATCTAAATATCCCATTTTTGAATTGTTTTTATTCTATATTCTATAAATATAACTTATTTTTATTTTCAAATTAATCCACTTCCAATATTGGTTCTCCACTACCTCTTCCAGTATTAGCCACTCTAAGGATATTAGCATTTGTACTAAATGTTTCAACCGGTGATAATCCATCAGGTGTAGTTGTAGAATCTTGAGTAGAACCTTTCCAGAATGAGCGAATCATACCTTCTCCTAAATTATTTTTATATTTGTAATGGGTATAAAAATAATTATTTAAAGGAAGTACAGATACAACATCACCACCTATACTTGGTACAATAGGTACTCCATATGAGCCAGTTGCAAATGGTATTATATTAACTTCGTATTTATATTTTGTTACAGGAAGATAATCGTAAACTACTTGCTCCCCCGGTAATGCACCAATTGTAGGATATCCTGAAATTTGAGTTTTTACATTTTCTATATATGATTTTTTAAGTAAATTAATTATTTTTCTATTTTTATTTATATTTCCATTAATATCCAGTGTAGTAACAATACTTACTGAATTTTCTCCGTAAAATCCAAATCCATTATTTATTTCCATACCGACAGCTTGGTAATTTCCAAACAATTCAGCTATAATACTTCCAGTTACAGGTGCTTGTATTGAGGCATCCCACATTGGAGCTGTTCCTATCAATGACCCACTAAATGAATTTTCAAATTCACCAGTATAAAACGGAGTAGTACCTTTTAATAAGTATAAATCATCATGTGTTATTAAACCATCAATTTTATCATAATCAAAATCAAATATTGCTATTTCAGTTGCATCAAGATGAGCATCTTCCATAGGTAAATCCATTTCAATATTTTTTGAATCAGTTGTATCAATTAATGCATTAATATCTTTATAATCCGTCTCTGGTTTATTCCATAAGGTTTTATTTCTTTCTAAAAAATGAGGTTCTATTAACAATCCTTTAGAAACATTTGCTCTAGCAGGTGCAACATCCTGTAATACATCAAATAAAGATTTATCAATGTACTTAACCAATCTTATATATTCGTAGATATCTCTGTTTAATCTTTTGAAATAATAAACTCTTAATTTGTCTAATTCAGAATAATGGTCTTTATATTCATCCCCATAATCTCCGATATAATTATCAATATTAAAATCTCCAAATGCTTTTAGAATATCCATATTCAATTCTTTAGTTGGAGAAAGGAATAATCCTAAACGATTTGAATCAACAGGAGCTCTATCAAATGATTTTTGTGTTACTCTTGTTTTATAAGATAAATCTATAACAGTATTAGTTCTTTCAGCAGTTTCTAAATCAAATAAAGGAGTTCCACCAATAGTATATTGATTTTCAAATCTAATTTTATTACCGTATCCAAATCCAACAGATGGAACATTTGCAGTTACAGTTCTGTCATATGGAACATATTGATATGGATATGTATTTGCTGAATAAAAATTACTTGCAGTTGCGTGGTTTGCTCCATATTCGTTACTTATAGCAACATTATTTATATATATGTCGGATGCATCTTTAGGTAAAGGACCATTGTCTGCTGCTTTTCTATTTCTAGGTAATTCAAAATCCAATCTAAATATTAAATCATCAGATGAGGAAGATATATGATTACCATTAATAGCGTTTGGATGTAATGTATGATTATTAAATTTAGAAACCTGTAATGGGGTTTTCCATAAACGGAATTCATCCAACTCACCAACAAACCCACTACCACCTACTAATATACTACTACCAGTATCCCATTGTGAACTACTACCAGTAATAGATAAATGAACAGATGTTGTTATTCTAGTTCCGTTTGATGTATTTAAATAAACATCATATTGAGAGTTCCCACTACCTATGTCAGTTTTATTAAGTAATACATGAGAATAATATTCGGTTGATATTGGGAAATCTAAGCTACCTGTGACTAAATCCGGACCATATGCATATATGACACTAACATATGGATAGTAAGTTCCACTTGTTTCAAAGTATGTACTTGGTGAAGCATCTCCACCAAAATTTAATTGTAAAGTACCAAATGAACCAGTTGTTTTAATTAAATTTAATGTAAATTCACTACCAGAAATTAAAGTTGCTGTTGATGTTAATTCGGATGGTTTAAATGCTAACTCAATTGATGTTGGATATGTACTTGTACTTGGAGTTATATGCCAAGGAACTATTATTGATGAAGTTTCAACTAAAGAAATGGCAGCTGTTCTATCATCATATGTAAATTTAGTTACAGCTCCGTTGGTTGGATTTTGAGGTCCACCAAACTCCATTATAGTCAACATAGATTGAGGAACACCATAACAAGCCATAATAGCTTTCATAGCTCTAGCCGTACCCTTATGTTTTAATAAATAAGGTAAGTTATTTAATATTCTTCTCCAAACTTCTTCATTAGCACTTTTCAAAGATACAGGTTCAGTTCCAAAATCTTTTCCATATTTTTGTGTACCATCTTTATTTAATCCAAATGCATATTCCCAAAGAAATTGAGAATCATATGCTTTTCTACCATCCCAACCAAATGATTTTAACATTTGATATACCATATCATTTGCTATACCATTCAATTGATTATGTTCTAATACTTTATTACTACCTATTGAATTTATATATGACCATATTATATCATAGTGATTGCCAATCATATCTAAGAAAGTAGCAAAATCTTCATTTTCCGAATTTTCTTTTATGAATTCAGGTAAATTATTTATTAAGCAATTCTTATTGTATTTATCATATTCATATGCAATATTTACTACAGAATTATACCAATCTAATGCAACTGCATTATTGGTTGTTATTCTAGAACTTCCGCTATATGGATATGATATAGATTCTACTGTTGATGTTGTGTATATAGATGATGATGTATATAATAAATTTTCAAATCCATCAAATGCTCTTTTAATTTCACTAATAGAACTTAATACTTTAGATGCTTCATTTACAACAGATATAGAACCAGTCCAAGCACTACCACTTGTTAATTTTTCATAAGTACTTTCATAGTTTTCTATTAATTGTACTTTATAAAAGAAATTGTTAATTCTTTCTTCAGCTGAACCGAAGTTTACAAAATTTTCAAATAAATAATCAGAACCACTCACATATTGAATGTTTAATTTAGTAGTATCTATTCCATTTTGCTGTGTGTATTTGAATAATAAATCTGTTGATGTAGTAGAACCGCTAGCTAATAAATCATCATATACTTTATACCCAATACCATTATCAGCTTCTATTGAAAAATTTGGTCCTTTTAATGGAGGACAAAACTGCTCACTCGTACCAAGTAAAGTTACTGTTTCAATAATTGGATTTGATTGTAATTTGGATATCCATACTAATTGATTTGTTTGTATATCCGTTGGTACAGGTTCGTATAATTTTAAAATAAGAGATTCTTGACTACCAGTCCAAGTTGTAATTACTTTATTATTTCCATCTCCTAAGTGTAATAAATGTGTAAGATATTTAGATGAATCATCACGAACTTCGATTGATTTAAATTGATTCTTAAAGGCTTCAGCTATTCTATTAATAGCTACACTTCTAGGAATTAGTAATTTACTTTTTATAAATTTAATAAATACAGATTCGGCTTTACCAACAACTTCGGATTTTCCACTTGTATTGTATGGTATAAGTTTTAATTCTAATGAAATATATTCTCCATCTTGTGCAGGTGGCGTATCATATAATCCCAATAGAGTTTCTATATTTAAACTCTGCTTACCTTTTGAATGCAATTGCATGTAAGCCTTACCAGCATAAAGTCTTACAAAAGTTGTATTAATCGAATCATACGATATAGTAAAATCAACATTAGTTCCAACATAATCAGGTCCTCTTAATTCAGATGGATATTGTATATTCCTAATATCAGGAACCCCTACATAAACATCATCGACTATGTTATAGATTAATTGAATAATATCACCGTCTCCTTCCGAATTCGATGGTACTAATATAATTCTATAATTGCCTATTACTGAAAATGCTTTTGCTGGAATTAATAATATTTCGGATGTTGTATTTCCTAAATTAGCAAATTCATATTTTTCGTTATTTACATATGCTGTAATTTTTTCAACAGTTCCAATCTTTTTTACTCCGATTGGTGCATCTATTTTGCTATTTATATTATAAATTCTGCTTGTTTCTGAATTTACCAGTTCAAGGCCAGGAATATCTTTAGTAAGTACTTTTAATTTTTCAGTTACTATTATTACATTTGTATCATAATCTAATGCAATATTTGTAGATATACTTTCTAATTCTTTTGCTTCTAATACTCTTTCTTTTCTATTAACTGCATTTAAAGTTATAGATTTAATTTTGTATTTTGTTATATCAGAAGATGCTATTGAAAATGTTGACCCAACCTCAGCATCTATTGTATTAAGACCAGCAATTAAAGATATTGATTTTGATTTATCTTGTACTAATTTAACATAATTATTATCAAGTGTTATTGTTAATTTTTTAAAAGAAACCACATCATCCTCAGGAGTATCAATAGGCTTTTCAGTTAAAATAAAATCTAATGTTGGTTGCTTAACCGAGTCATCATATTCAAAATTTTGGTCTACATCATTTATATATTTTTTTATTGAAATTATATATGGAGCCTTATTATTATATTTAGAACTTAATTCGGTTTCTTTATTGTAATATATATCGTTACCATACTCAGGATTTGTTGATGCATATATGACATATTTTTCAATTGAGTTATATCCACTTTTTTTAAGGGTTATTTCATAATATCCTTGAGCCTTTCCAAGTATATCACTTAATTGAATATTAATTTTATTTGGTGTTTCTTTATTTATATACTCACCATCCAAATATATACTAGCTCCTGGTACATTTGCTTTAACTAAAAAGAATGTATTAGCATCAGAATTTACAGTACCATTGTAAGTACCAACTGCAATTGGAGTGTATTCAGTACCATTACCAGCTTCACCACCTAAAGAGGGTATTACATAATTAATACCATTTTCATTGGTTAAAGAGTTACCCCACAATAGTTCATCTGACTTTATCATTTTTCTACAATTACTTTATTTTACTTCTTCAACTCTACCCAATCCACCATCTCCTAAATTAGGTCTACCCAATCCGCCATCTTCAGGATTTCCAATTGATGATGCACCACCACCAATATACCCGCCGCCTCCACCTCCACCTCCTCCAGATGGTGGTGTTGGAACTATTGGTTCGGGGGTTGGTTCTGGCTCAATATCGTCTGGTATTGGAATTTCCTTTTCTAATACCACATCCAACTCAACATTATTTATCTTAATTATTTCGGCTTTTTTAATAACAGGTTCGGTAGTATCTATTTTAGTATCCGCCTCAGTTCTTTGTAATACCTGCCCAACAATATCCAAACTATCATCTGTTTGTGTATCATATGTTGAGTTTTCGCTAAATGTTGGTGTTGATAAATAGAAATCAATTGCTTTTATTAAAAGCTTATAACAAGTATCTTGAATAGTATTTTTTGAAAGTTGTAATGGTGGTTTGATTGGTTTTGGACTACCATATTCTAAGTTTCTTATATCGGATATTCTATTTGTAAATTCGTATAATGCTGATTGCATGAATTTATTATGAACCGTTGATGCAAATATTTCAAATCCAGTTATCTTAAATTCTGCATTAAGTTTATTAAACCAATTTTCAGAATACTTTTCTTTTATATAAGTTGATATTTGAATTGGATTTATTTTTTCAATAAATTCTAGTGCGTAATAAATTGTATCATCTCTGAATTCACCATCATATACCATTACACCAAATCTTTGAAATAAATCAGTATTTTCGGTTTCTTTTCTTTTTAATGGTAATAATCTTATTTCTGTTCTTGATGGGGATATTTCAGAAATCCAAAGTTTATCATACTTTGAATTACTACCAATTCTATTACTTATTAAAGTAATTTGTGTTTTAAATATACCATTATTATATCCCGCCTCTTTTAATAATCTTTCAACATCAATAAAGTATTCATTTGGAAAATTCAAAGCTTGAAATAAAGTACCATCTGCTATAAGAAAATAATCTCTAATATTTTGAGTTGTTAATGGTATATATCTAGCAACCCCATAATTTGATTGCGGCAATTGATTATCGTTTGCATCATATACTATAAATTCAATCGAATCAGAATCACTTAATCCAAAAAAAGATTGCAAATCTCCAGTTTCAAAGATTTCTCTATCTTTAGCATCAATTCTATACGCTTTTGAATCAACTATATTTTTAAAATTTTGTATTGCCATTTATTATATGTATTTACTAATATTTGTATATATGGAATGTAAAATCTTTATTTTCAGTTTTACCAGCACTATCAGTTACAATAATACTCATAGTAAAATCATATTCACTTGGTTTCCATTTTAAAAAAGGCCAAGTACCAACATCAAATAAACCTCCCTGCTTTTTCCAATATTCGGTGGGTTTTTTCATTTCAAATCTTTTAGTTTCGCCACTTTTTAATTTAAGAGGAAATGATACTCCAAAATCCCAAGGAGATTGTGTTATTCTACCTGTAAATTTTATATCTACTGTCATATCCTTTGTACCAGTAAGAGCAGATGATGCAATTACTTCAAAATATGTTCTAAATGTTTTTTGATAGTCATTACCAGGCGGTCCAAATTCATTTGCTTTAGCGCCTGCTCCATTGTAATCCATACCAATCATTTGTTTGGTAGTTTCTTTTGTAGGGTCTCCTTTATCAAATAATATACTTGCTATTTGTCCAGTTGAAACTGCTCCAGCTGCTAATGATTGTTCTTTTGCAGATATATCTATTCTAAGTGCTGCTATTTCTTGTTCTAATGATTGATTTCTAGCCGTCAATGAAACTCTTTGTATTGCCTCAGATGTTGCTTTTTGTATTGAATTTTGCAAATCAACTATTGATGTTTCTATTGTAGAATTAGCTAATTGAGTTTGATTTTGAAATGTTGCTGTAATAATTTTTTGGTTATCTATTTCAATTATTAAACTTTGTGTTACAATTTCCAATGAACTTACTTTTGCTCTTAAATCTACTATATTATTATTTAATCTTACAACTTCGGCAGTTAAATCAATTACCGATTGTGTTACCGGATTATAAACAGAACGTAATACTGTATCCGGTAAATCCGGTAATTGAATTGGTATTAATTCTACAATTACAGTATCTATTGATTTTTTAAGTTCAGTATTATTATAATTTGGTTTTGTTAATTTTGCCGAAATGACACCATCATTTACGTCTAATTCTTCAAATAAATTAATACCGTTAGTATTTTTTGGTTTGATTCCTAAAGAACCGCTAACCATAATATTACCAACCAACTTTTCATTTTGTAATCCTGTTTTTATCATTTTATTTTACAACGCTAAATGTTATGTCATTATCAAAATAAACATCACCATCATTGAATGTTATTTTAAACTCTATTTTATAAACTCTATCAGTTTCCCAATTTCTCAAATCCAATTGAACATAGTTTCCATTTTCATCACAACTAATTTTAGAATATTCTGAAAAAGGAATTATTACATCTCCAGATTCTAAATCAGTTATTTGATAATAAGATGTAATTGGTAAATAATTTATTTGACTATATTGATTAAATGAATTATTAAATGTTTTTACTGGGTACATCTCTCTACCAAATATTCTAACTTTTGGAGATGTTCCAACTTTGTATTCACTTTTACTATTTGTTATACCAATTTTAAATTGTTCAGATACTAATGGAGCCAATGAACCAGTTTGAAATATTTGGTCATCCCATCCAATTCTTATTTTTGGTTGATATATAGTATGAGTTTCCTTACTAAAAAATTTTAATATACCATAATCTTCGGTATTATCTTCTAAACTATTTTCATGTTTTAATATCAAACCATCATTTGGAATAGAACCACTAACCCATGCATTTAACATTGATTTAATATTCATAACTACATCAGCTGTATTATATGAATATAATTTAGTTGATTGGTAGTTAGTGTACCATACTCCACCATATCCCGCATAAGAACCAGTAGAACCTGCTGCAAAATTCGTAGTTATACCATCGTTTGTTGTATCATTCAACCAATCTATTTTTGAATTACCCTCTCGATATCTCCAAGAAATACCTTCGGTTGAGATATCATCAAATCTAGTACCTATACCCATTTCCCAACTTTGTGAAATTGGATGTGCATATAATGTATATTCTAATGGTATTTCTTCACTTTTAGTTTCCTTAAGTAAAAGGGAAGCTTCCTCTATATGAGAACCAGTATGTAATGAAGATATATCAAACTTAATTAAAGCTCTTGATATATCTTTAGTACCACCATAATAAACTTTACTAACTTCTAATATTTGGTCTAAACCAGTATTTTGATTAGGTTGTTGTAAATAAACTGATGCATCTTTTGATGCTGTTAAAAAGTTATACATTATTTTACTCTACCTTTTATATCTTGATTTGGAAACTTTATTTCAAAAACACAAGGGTCTAAAGATGGATATACAATCTTATCTTTAGTTGCCGCTTCTATATTATATGAATTTGGTGAATAATTATTGCCACCACATTTATTTGTTAATTGTACCTTTGGTACAGATGATACACCCTCTACGTTTGCCAATAACAATTCAACCTCACTTAAATTAATAGTTTGATTAAATTGCCAATTGTCTATACTAAAATAATCTTTCAATTCAGAAATACATTTTGTTAATATTTCAGATTTATTATAACCTTCATATACAATTATTTCAAAATCAATTCCTATATTAACAATAAAACCATCTATTATATTAATACCATCGGTTAAAATTTTATATTCGTTTAAATATGTTTTAAGATTTTCTTTAACTGCTCTATTAAGTGTAGTTAAATTTCCATTATTATCATATCCTAACAAATATAAGTTAATTGCGAATGGATTATTTTTTTCACTTTGATTTGTAGTTTTACCTATAAAAAAGTTTTTTAAATCAGTTTGAATAGTTTGAGTATTTGGTTTAGTTCCAGTGGCTGTTGTATTTACAAAACCCATTACCAAATCCGTAAATTCTTGCAAATGCTTTGGAGATGCTAATATAGAAGATGGTGAATTATTATCTAATGTACCATCTGCAGTTGCATATGCTTTTGCAATTGCTCCAAATTTAGATGGCATTGATAATACTCTTACTTGATAATCTTTTGCAGTTACTGCTCTATTTTGAGCTCCAAAGTTTGCTAATGCATTTTGTCTAATTTCTTCTAAAGTGTCTCCGTTTTTACCACCAACCGCAGGTACTTCATTATCAATAGCTACAGAATTTTTAATTGTATTATATGTTACTAATTCTGCTTGAGTTAAATTTGTTGTATCATCATCATACGAAATTCCAGATATTGTTGTTAGTTCTCCACTATTTACATTTGAACTAATTCCACCACCAACTAAATATGTTATTGTTATAGTTGTGTTTGATGGGGATGTACCATATGTTTTTGTTTTTAAAAAATTAGTAGGGTCAAAAGATTCTTCCAATCTACTAATTGAATTTGAAAGACCTAATCCAACATTTTTAAGATTTGGTATTAACATTTCATCACTAGCCGATGGGTCACCTGCTCCAAATTGAATAGTTGTTGTACTATCCGTATTTATTTTTGTAGTAAATCTTTTTGGAGTTTTAATAGTTTTTAAAACATAAGGAACAGTTGATTTAAATTGATATAAATCAGGATCATTTGATTCTGTATTTGGTTGTTCAATAAAAACCATTTCCTGTGCTAAATAAGGAACTTCATACCATTTATTATTATTAGAATCTCTACAATCATATATTTGAATTACATTTGTATCTGTAATATCTATTGTTTGAAATGATTCGTAAGAACCAAACGATACATCTAACGTTTTTTTAGTTGCTGATATTGCTTGAACATATTTTTTAACTAAATAAAATAGAGGTTCTCCTGTAATAGAATCGGTTTGATACACTGTTATTTCTCTATCCGTTTCATCGGAAAAATCTACAATATCAGTTGTTACAAATTCTATTGAATTTGTTTTTGATGTGGCGTTCATTCCACTTTTTATTCTTAAATAATATCTACTATCCGGGCTATTATTAATACCACTACCAATAGAGGGTACTAGTTGATATACAGATAATGTCGTTATTGCTGCTCCAGTTACTTTTGGTTTATATCCCAAATATTGAGCTAATGAAATAACACTACCAATATCCTCAGCCGATGACATCATTGATTCTTTAAGAGTATCATCTATATAGTATGAAAGAACATCGCCAATATAAGATGATAATTCTATAAACATCATACCAGGAGATGTCTCATTAAAATCAGAATATGTTTTTGGAAAATATGTTTTAGTAAAATCAATAAGGTTTTGGCGAAAATCCGCAAAATCTTTATTAAGGTATTTTATATCCTTACCTTTGTTTTTAAAATTTTTATTTATTGTATTAATTGCCATTTCCTATTATTGTGTTATATTAAAAGTTACATTACTTAACTGAGGATTATTACCAATTGTAAATGAAATATTTACATTAACTGTATTAGTATCTTTTAAATAATCCGTTTGTTCTACATTTATTTGTTCTACATTAACAAATGGTAGCCACAATTCAATAGTATTATTTATTTCCTCTTCAATTCTATCAGCTAGTGTATCATCGTTTTGTTCAAATAACAATTCTTGTAAACCGCTACCCAATTGAGGTTGCATTATTCTCTCCCCTTTTTTAGTTGATAGTAAACTTATTATATTAGTTTTTACTTCATCTTCGGTTGTGAAGTTTTGGTTAAAGGCAGTATTTCCTATTTGAATTGGTAAAGATATACCAACCGCATAATCGTTAAATTCTTTTGTATCATTAACTAATTTACTACCTAATATTATTGCCATTACTTCTTATTAAATCTTTTTACAAGTTCAGAATAATCTCTATTTAGTGCTTTATCTAATTCAGGTACACCAGTTTGAACACCCAATCCAGTTGGTTGTGGTCCTTTAGCTAAATCACCATACCCCATTTTTTCAGCCATTGCAGTTCCACCTAAAATTGAACCCATATCACCTTGTCCAAAATTCATTGTTCTATATCCACCATCACCCTGTGGTAATCCTCCCTTTGTTTCATTAAGAATTTGATTAATCATTGGGTTTTTACTAAATTGCTTTGTAGGTGCTACCTGCTGTGATATTGATTCTTGAATAGATTCATCACCTAATATAGCTTTAGCCATTGAAATACCAGTTGATTGTTTTTTTGCAACTGGTTGTTTACCTTCACTTAATAATCTTTTTACTTCCGCTTTTACGGATTCTTTGATTAACGCAGGTAATTGCTCCTTCAATTCCTCTTTTATAAGGATTTGTATAGCTTTTAATAGTTTATCTGTGTCCATTTTTTAATATATTGGTTTTGTTATGTTTATAAATATTTGAATTGAGTATTTTTGGGAATTACACATAGTATAGCTTTAAACCACTGGAATATCTACCCTTATACATAGTAAGTAGTTGTTTTCTTTGGCCTGAGCTCTTTTTACAACTTATATGTAGCCATACTGAGTTTCCGTGTTCAAATATCAATTGGTCAAATGGTAAATTGGTTCTTATCCAATTTGCCAATGGTACATATTCTTTCGGAGAGGCCCCTGGTATTTGAATATCAATGGCTTCTCCTTTTTGATGTTGAGATACCCCACCAGGTATACTAGCCGTACCTCTAAATGCAGAATTTATTCTAATATTTGGATACCTTTGTCTTAATGGTTCTAATATATTAACTGCTATATTTCTTAAATTACAAATAATATCTTTTTCACTTAACCCAACCTGTGCTTTAATTTTATGAGCAAATACACATCCAATTGACAAATCCCTTAATCTATAATTTGGAGATAAATTCATATTATAGTTTATAGAACCAAAATTACAATTTGTTGGGTTTGGTTCTTCTTTAGTTGTTTCCTCATTTGTAGTCACATCATCCACTTCTTCTTCAGGTACTTCTTCATATGGAGGATTATCAGGTGGTAATTCATCTTTTAGACTTTCAAGTTGTTCCCCACCATCTTCCCCACCATCAGTTAAAATTTCTGCACCAGTCTCAGCAACTACTTCTTTAGCTCCCTCCAATGTATTATTATCATCTGGGATTGTTTCTAAAAGTGCTTCTGTCGATGGTTCATCTGCCATTATTGATACTCCCGGTGATGATGGTAATACAAAATAACCAGACCAATTTACAATACCAGGACCTGGAGTTGCTAATGGTGGGTATAACGATATAGTATTTATAATACCACTTACAGTTTGTAAATGTGCAATTGCGTTTACTATAAATGCATCTATAATTAAATTTGGATTATTATTAGGTGGTAATGGTGAACCAGGTTGCCAATCGCCTGGCGTAGTAACTATACCAGATACTATTTTTATATTTACAACAGACCCAATTGCTGGAATTATTGGTATTGGTGATGTTTGTAATGCAGCCCCTTGCCAATATGCAAGTATTCCAGGTTTCATACCACCAACCCAATCGTAAGGCACCATTGATGCTTGGCCTGTGTAAAAATTTATTTTAAATAGCTGAATCATCAATGGTAGATTACCATTTTTTATTTTTATTTTATTTACAGTATCACCAGCCCCGTTACTTTTTATAGCAGTATCATATGCGGTTGCATATAAAGTTGCCATTTCATCTACACTATTTAAAGCATCACCTGCTTTAATAACCGATAATATACTATTTTTAAATATCTGCCAAGACATATTAAGATGTTTGATTCAATTTACTAAGAATATTATTTAATTTTGATTTAATTGAACCAAAATCAGAAATGTTTGTTGGTCCTACTGCACTTGGTCCGGCGGGTGTTAGATACATTTGTTGTGTTATTGCATCTATAAGTTCTGCTAAAATATCAACTAATTGCTGCCCCTTTACCATTGGTTCTAAATCTTTACTACCTATAATTACAGAGCCATTTCCAGTTACCATTTGAATATCTCTATCATTTGTAATTATATTAATATCATCCCCCACACTTATATCAATTCCCAACTTATTATCTATTGACATAGCTCCATCTGAAATGAATCCATAATTTTTTTTAGAATAGAATATCATTTCTCCACTTTTCGCTGATAAAATTATTCTACCCGAATTTAAAAGTAATTGGTCTCCAATTAATTTAGATGGATAGTCCATAAATGAATCGGGTTTTGTTTGGAAATCTGATTTACCTTTATCATCAACAACACCTGGTAAAAATCCTAACGGAAATTGTTCGGATGTCATTGCTATAATACTACCATCTGTATTTACATCTTCTTCTACAGATTGACCCGGTTCTTTTGTTTTATATTTTGCGCTTTGTAAATTTCTTATTATTAAAGTTGGATAAAATTTATTTTCAGAATTATTAAATCCAGAAAATCTTATTGATTGGCCGAATCTACTTTCAATTAAAGAATCACCTTCATATAATTTTAATTTATTAATAGATTCTTGAGGATTGTAGTATTTTCCAAATCCATTATATTTTTTTGAATTATTAGAATTACTTTTTGAAATTCCAGTTTCAGAAACTTTTTGATAATCATCCTTTGTACCAGTACTATCTTTTTTATCAGATATTATATGACTTGATATTGCATCATCGGATGCTGATAATGATGGGTTTGGTGAATTTCCTATTCTTCTATATGCATAAGACCCTCTAGCAAATTCATATATTTCAACAACTTCATTTACAACAGGAATATTTATAAAGTTTTTATCACTTGGATGTGCTAATGGTAATTGTGCTGATGGTATATCTAGCATATCAGTTGTTCTAAATAAAATAGAACCAATTACAGCTGAACCATATCCTTTGCTTTTTGCATATTCATGGGTTTCATCTAAAATAACATCATATACCCAACCTGTTTTTTTGGATATTATTTCTGTATTATTTTGTAAATTATTAGAATTTGTTATTCTCCCATTAACCAGTCCCATATTATTTCATTTTTTGTTTTAACTCATCTAATTCAAATTCTAAATCATCAACTCTTTCAACTTGCTCTTTAGTATCTTCCAAATCTCTAAGTAATTGTTCTTTCTCAAATGCTGATAGGAATCCTTCTTGTCCTTCCGTTTTCTTTTCAGATGCTATAATCTTAGTTGCTATTGTTGCTAATTTAACTAATTGGTCATCATTTCTAACTGAGCTATCCACCAGCCCACCAATAATAGGACCTAAACTTCCCATATCACCAGCATGTCTAACCATTTTCTTTAATTCCTCAATTAAAGAACTAATTTTTTGTTTTTTTGATACTTGATTGTTATAGATATCCTCAAAAAGACCACTTAATGATTTACCTTTGAATAATTCGAATTCTGTTGACATATTAATATATTTACATTTTGTATGTATATAAATATGATTCTATT